GCACCTACGGACGCGGATCTATTTTCGGTGTGGATCGATGCACAGAAGGCCGCACCCGATCCTAGGGTGGTGTGCCATGTGTACGCAGCGCCAGAAGATTGCAAGCTGGACGACAAGGCGGCATGGGCTGCGGCTAATCCTGCGCTTGGCAAGTTTCGATCTATTGTCGATGTCGAGAAGCAGGCTAAGGCGGCGCTTGCCATGCCGGCGAATGAGCCTGGATTCAGAAACCTGATCCTGAATCAGCGGGTCGAGATGGCGTCGCCGTTTGTGTCCAGATCCGTCTGGCAGGCGAATGCGGGTGATCCTGGGCCTATTGATGGGCGTAAGGTGTGGGCGGGTCTGGACTTGTCTGCCGTGCACGATTTGACGGCATTGGTCGCGGTTGATGAAACTGGTGGAGTTCATTCCACGTTCTGGCTACCTACCGAGGGATTAGCCGAGAAGTCCCGTAAAGATAAGGTGCCTTATGATCTATGGGCTAAACAAGGGCACTTGTTGACGACGCCAGGTAATGCCATAGAGTATGAGCACGTAGCGGAATATCTGCGTGGATTCTTCGATAGATGTGATGTTCAGTTGCTTGGCTTCGATAGGGCGCTGATGAAGTTTCTTCTTCCGTGGCTGAAAAAGGCAGGTTTCAGCGACAGGGAAATGGATAAGTTTGTCGAGTTCGGGCAGGGCACGCTATCAATGACGCCTGCGCTGCGTGAGTTAGAAGTAAAGCTGCTTAACAATCAACTACGCCACGGCAATCATCCGGTGCTTAATATGTGCTCGCACAATGCTATTGTCGTTGGTGAGTCTGGAGCCCGTAAGTTCGACAAGCAAAAGGCGCGTGGCAGAATAGACGGCATGAGCGCACTAGCCAATGCCATCGGAGTAATGCCGGCTGAAATCAAGCCGGAGCCCGGATATCAGGTGTTTTTTCTATGAACGATGAGCAGATATACCAGGCATTGCTTCGTATCGAATCGAAGCTAGATAGGCTGATTTCTGCCTTGGCAGATGACGACAGTTCGCCTAATATGACGCTTGATGGCACCGAATTCCCAGGCGAACGCGATCAGTCTTTAAGCCTTGGCTGAGTAGAGTCTCCTCCTGTCGTTGCAAAGACGACATTAGCCCGGCAGCGAAAGCTCCGGGCTTTTTTACGCCTATACTTTTACGCGCCACTGGGCATAATCGGTTGCATATTGACGTTGTGATATTCTTATAGTATTAGGGTAAGATATTACCTAGTGCAATCGGAGCAAGCATGCAGCGAGCGTGGTCTACCCTTGTAATCAAGGCAGCGGACAATGGTAAGCGTCGGTTTAGTGGTATTGCTTCGACGCCATCGACTGATCGCATGGGCGATATCGTTGATCCGCGTGGTGCGAAGTTCAAACTACCCATCCCCTTACTGTGGCAGCATGACAGCAAAGATCCCATTGGCTGGATTGACAGCGCCAGGGTAACGGAAAAGGGGATCGAGGTTGAAGGCGAGGTTGCCTCCTTCGATGAGGAAGGCGACCTGAAAACCCGACTGAATAAAGCCTGGCAGATGCTGAAGGCTGGTTTGGTGCGTGGTTTGTCCATTGGATTCAACGCCCATAAGTCCGAGCCGATCAAGGGTTCCTTCGGCGTTAAGTTCACTAGCTGGGAATGGCTGGAGTTGTCTGCGGTGACTATTCCCGCTAATCAAGACGCTTCAATCATTGCCATCAAATCAATTGATACCGCCATGCTGTCCGCGTCAGGACAAAAGCATGGTAGTTCTACGCCCGCCGTAGCGGGAATGGCCCTAAAAGGGAATGTTTCTACTATTACTAGGACGTACAAAGTGAAAACCATTCAAGAACTGATCGAGCAGCGCGCCGAAAAGGCTGCGCGTATGAAAGAACTGACTGACATGTTCGTTTCCGAGCAGCGTCATTCGACGGCAGAAGAAGGTGCCGAATTCGACCAACTGGCCGAAGACGTTGGCTCGTTGGATGACGACATCCGCGTTGCCAAGATGCACCAGTTCACCGCATCGACGGCCAGCGCCGTGCAGGGCAACACCCAGCGCGCAGCCACGCAATCGCGTGGGCGTGGGCCGGCGATCATCCTGAACCGTGAGCCGGAAGACAAGTTCCCAGGGCAGAGCTACACCCGTGGCGTGATTGCCAAGGCGCTCGCTTTCCTGAACCAGACTTCGGCAGATCGTATCGCTGAAGCCCGCTGGGGCAAGTCGCACCCGACGCTCGTTAACGTCATCAAGGCGGACGTGGCTGGCGGTGGTTCTGGCTCTGGCGAATGGGGCGCGGAACTGGTTTCGGCGGATAACCGCTTCACTGGTGACTTCCTCGAATACCTGTATTCGATGACGGTGTTCGATCGTCTGCCGCTGAAGTCGATCCCGGCTAACGTGGCAGTCAAGGGTCAAGACGGCGCATCGACCGGCTACTGGGTCGGCGAAAGCAAGTCGATTCCTGCGACGACCGCTGATTTCAGCAGCGTTTCGCTGACTCCGCTGAAGGTCGCCGCCCTGGCGGTGGTTTCCAATGAACTGCTGCGCGATTCGTCGCCCTCGGCTGAAATGCTGGTGCGTGATTCGCTGGTTGAGGCTGCGGCTCAGATTGCGGATACCACGTTCCTGTCCACCAGCGCGGCTTCGGCTGGCGTGAGCCCTGCCGGCATCCTTAACGGGGTGACGATTGGCACGTCTGCCGGCGCCACCGCTGACGACATGCGCGAGGACATCGCTGGGCTGATTAACCTGTTCATTGCGGCCAAATACCGCATGACTGGTTTGGCATTCATCATGACGCCTTCGCTTGCTTTGCAGATCTCCCTGATGCGCAATGCATTGGGTCAGGCCGAGTACCCGTCGATCACCATGAATGGCGGAACGCTTGAGGGAATCCCGGTTTACACCGGCCACAACGTGGGCACTGGCGATTTCATCCTGGCGAGCACTGCTGACATCTGGAAGATCGGCGACGGTGGTCTGCAAGTGTCGATGAGCCGTGACGCGATGATCGAGCAATCGGACGCGCCGAGTGGTGCAACCGATACGCCGGTGGCAGCGAGCACGAAGTTCACTTCGATGTT